CGGTAGTCCGCGCCGGGATTAAACTGTCCGTAAAGGTTAGCGATGATATGACCGTCTTTCTGTTGTCCTGTGAGCTGTGGCATTCCGAGGGCGATACCGTTGAGGCGCTGGCAAATTTGACGGTAGTCGTTCCCGGCATCAGGCCACTTGGCGAATATGTCCGCCGCAAGCCCTCCGGCTATGCCTTGGCAGTTGACTTGGTGGGCTATGACCTTCTCGGTGGCTTCCAGGAGGTCCCCTCTCTTAATCGTTACCATGGTCTCCTCCTCGCTGTTTCTCGGCGTTCGCAATGCTCTTAGCGCATTCCGAGCAGATTTTGAATTCACTCTTTCCGAGTATGGTCTTTCCGCAAATAGCGCACCTTGCTTGCGCTACCTTTACTTTGATTGTTCGGTCGTTGCCCAGCTCAACGGTCACAAGGCAGCCGGGTTCGAGGTTCAGCTCCTTTCGGATGTGGCTCGGAATCATAATCCGCCCCTGCGGATCGATTCGGCGCGTTTGGTTGTATGACATTTCTATGCCTCCTTCAAAATAGATTCTTGATGTGCGCGGACAATGGCTTCAATCAGTATTTCTGTGTCAAAGTTGAAGTCTTTGTATCCGTCAAATATGAGCTCCATGTGCGAGTTGGACGGTATTCCGTAAACCTCGGTGTCTTTGGGGGTCATAATGTAGACGAGAGCCTCTTTCATCTCTCCGTCGACCTCGACAACGATGTGCTGCTTTTCGTAGTTGCCGCCGTCGATTCTCTCCCAGAAGTCCATGCGGTTCTCATCGTCCTCGGTGATTTCCCACACGGCGACCGGTACCGAATAGCCGGGAGCCGGAACAATAGTCGCTTGCGCTCCGTAAGGCAGCCCGCGGAATGTCAGCTGATAGTCGTGCAACCAGCTCTTCGCGATGGGCTTGGCGGTTGGGCTCAGGGAGCGCATTCGCAGAGTGCTCAAGTTGATACCGTATGCGACGTATAGCTGCTTTTTCATGTTTTACACCTCCTTACAGGTTTGGGCTGTGAGTTTTCTGTGTTTCTTCTGTGCCTACATTTTACCACTTTTCTGGGGAAAATCAAGGGGTTTTCTGCATTTTTTCTGTTTTCTCTGTTTTGCACAAAAACAAGGATTTTGCTCTGTCTATTTTGCTAAATATGAGATAATGGTCGAAAAGCAAAAAGGATGATGGACATGAAAAGGGTAGCGATATATGTAAGGGTTTCGACGTCAAAACAGGATGAGGGGTATTCGATCCCGTTGCAAAAGGAACGGCTCATAGCCTATTGCAAGGCCAAAGGGTGGGTTGTCGCTGGGCTGTTCGTCGACCCCGGACACTCCGGGTCTACCATGGACAGACCGGGACTCGTGAATTTGATGGATGGCATTGCCGCCGGGAAGTATGATGTCATCCTGGTCTATAAGCTGGACAGGCTGTCCCGCTCCCAAAAGGACACGCTGTATCTGATTGAAGACGTCTTCATGGCGAACGGTGTGGATTTTGTTTCGATGCAGGAATCATTCGACACAACGACGATCTACGGTCGCGCCATGGTGGGCATCCTCAGTGTCTTCGCCCAAATGGAGCGCGAGACGATTGCCGAGCGCACTCTGATGGGACGCGCCGGGCGCGCCGAAGAGGGGCTCTGGCATGGCGGTGGAACGGACCCTATCGGCTACGACTACGTTGATGGTGAATTGGTCGTGAATGCAGCAGAGGCGGAGCAGGTGCGGATGGTCTACGGATTCTTTGCTGACGGCTTCTCGGTCACGGAGATTTCCCGGCGGATGGATGGGTACCGTACCAAGCACGGCGATTGGTCGCACACGTCGACCGTCGGGAACGTGCTTGACAATCCGCTCTATGCCGGTACCGTGCATTTCGATGGTGTTTTGAGCAGGGGGCGTCATACGGCTATCGTGCCGGAGGACGTTGACCGCCGCGTGAAGGCTCGTAGGGCTCGCCAGAAACGCGCTGAAGCCTCCGGGGACAGCGCCTACCTACTAACAGGGTTGATTTACTGCGCGTCCTGTGGGGCGCGATATTTCCCTCACAAGCGTCCTAATGGTAGGGTGGTATATTCGTGCCACTCCCGCGCGAAAAAGAACAAGAAGATGATAAAAGACCCGTCGTGCATGGCTCCGCACATTCCCGTGGAGGAGCTCGACGCTATGGTGGAGGCGAAGGTGCTGCATCTTGCGTCCGATCCGACGCAGGTCGACGAGATTGTAAAAAAAAGAGCCGCCATGGCTGGCAGCTCTGTCGCTGGTCCCAAGTCCGGGGAGTTTGAGCGTCTGACGGAAGAAATAAACAGGCTCATGGACTTGCTCCAGCACGACGCACTTGCATCTGTTTCCGAGGTCGCTGATAGAATAGGGCAGGCTCACGCCGAAAGAATGAAGGTTGCGCCCGAAGTTCGGGTGGATGTGCCGAAGCAATACGATGTAAACGGTTTGAGGTCCGTGCTCCGTGATGTTGCGTTCGGATGGAATGATGCGGATATTCGAGGTCGACGGGTTCTACTCTTTCAGCTGGTGGACAGCATACATATCAATGGCGGGGATGTGCGCATTGAGTGGTCGTTGTAAGGAGGATAGGTATTAATAATTTTGGTACAATTCGATTTTATCACACAAAAGCACATATGTTCGATGGTAATTGTCGGTAAAATAAGAAAAAACACACGATTTCGTGTGTTTTTCTTTACGTTCGCAGGATTTTTATTTATCAAGTCCGAGCTCACGGATTTTCTTTTGTACAAAGTCTGCAAAGGCGATATTGGCGAATTCTTTCTGCTGACCGCGCTTGGTGACCAGCGAGCTGAAGGCGTCGGCTATATCCTCGCGGATGTAGATGGTCATCTTGACGTATCCGTCATTTTCACCCTTGGTCTCCTGCTCCTGGCGTTCGCGCAGCTTCCGGGCGATCTCAGCGAAGTTCGGTTCTCCGTCAGATGTATGGGTCAGCTGGTCGATGAGGCTGCTGTCTGTGCTCCCCGTCTTCTTTGCTGCTTCCTCTCTTTCACGCTTCATGCGCTCAAGACGCTCTTGCGTTGTCTCTTTCTTTTCTTTGCTCATGGTCTTGCCTCCTTATGGTTCATTCTCGCTATCATTTCCTCCACGAGGGAGAAATAGTCCTCCATGGCGGGTTCGTTTAGGTTGATTCCTGTTGCGGATATTTCTTTGATTTTGACACGTCGATGGATGGCCGTGTCTATGACGAGCTCCCCGTACTCGGCGCGGAGCCCGGCAGCAACGTCCCGCTCGTATCGGGTCTCCCTACCGTCCTTCATGGTGAGGAGGATGCCCGTTATCTCGGCGTTCGTGTGACCTTCCTCTCGCGTGGCATCGACGAATTCAACGAAGCGCACCAACGCATCGAGCGCCAGGTCTCCCATGTCCACCGGCACGATGACGTCATCGACGTACACAAGGGCGTTTATCATATGGTCGCCCAGCGATGGTCCGGCGTCGATGAAGACGAAGTCATACTCCGATTCTATCGGCTCCAGGAGCCTTTTCAGTACACCGTATGGGTTCTCGATCTTATGGGTGTAGATGTGTCGGCTGAACATGGCGAGCTTATCCTCTGCAGGTATCAGGTCGAGACCGTCCTTGATGGGTACGATGTACGGTTCCGCGTCCCTTTGCTGGATAGCTTCCATGATGGTGTTCCCGGAATATTTATATATGCTGTCCTGTGTCAGAATCTTGGTGGCATTGCCTTGAGAGTCGAAGTCCGCAACAAGGACCCTATATCCCGCAGCCGCGAGTATTTCTGCTACGACCACGGTGCTGCTTGTCTTTCCCACTCCGCCTTTCTGGAGGGCGAACATTATACGTTTCGGCATCTTTCTGCCTCCTATCTGTTTCTTTACTTGTCTCTATCTGTGTATTCTACAGCATATTTGCCGGGGGTTCAAGGTGATATTGTCTCAAACTGCCGCCGAGGGGTTGAAATTCTCCCCTCGCGCGGCGTTTCGGTTTGCGGGTTGGTTTCTGTGCCTCCGCTCCGCTTCGTGCGTTGTGGGGCGTTTTTGGGGGCGTTCTGCCCCGATTGACAAATGCTGGGTGTTGCTCAGGGCGATTCTCGCGCAATTATCTTTTGTTTTACGGGTGGTTACGTTGTTTAATGCATTCAAGGTACTCTTTCACAGCCGCCTTACGGTCGATGAACGGTTCTATCAGTTCATATTTCTCTTTCGGAAGTATTCGCTTGTATCCCCAATCTGTCAGGCGGTAGCAGGTTTTTTCTAAGTCCTCCATATCAGACCAATCCACATCGTTTATGTGCTGGAAGTCTTCCGCTTCCAAACGGTCTTTTTTGCGCCATGCAATGGCGAAAATAATGATAGCGTGGTTGTAGGCTGCGTTGTGTAATTTGATGAGTATAACAACCGAAACAACCAAGGCGCTGAGAATGATGGCGGTAATTATGATAATCGGTGTCATTGCTTATTTCCTTTCTGAAACCAGTTTGTTTTCATGCATCCTAAACATAGGGCGGTTTATGCCATCTCCAATCCCGCACGCGGTGGCTTTATGGGGATAGCAGCGCAGTATAGGGCTGTTCGGATAACGGTAACCGCGCCATATGAACACTTCGAGTCCTCTACGTATTTCGTAAATAGTCATCACGGCTGCCTCGCCCTTTGTGTACGACTCGCCGCGGTAGACATACTTAACGTCCTCAGCCATGGTCATTCCTTTCCGGCGCAGCTTATAAGCGCGAAGAACGTGGTGATGGTGGGCAGTATAAACCACCACAGCAGACCGCTCTTGTTAAAGAAGACCGCCGCAGCTGTTATGCAGCCCACAAAAACGATGGCGAATATAAAGTACATAACAATGAATATTGTTGATCTCATTCGGTTTTTTCTCCTTTCTCGGGGTGGAATTTCCCCCGTCCATGTTATGGTGGATTGTTGGTATCTGTCTTTCACAGTTCCTCATCTCCTCCCAGAAGCTGCTCTACCAATTTCAAGACCATTCTGGTCAGGCGGGCATTCTCCTTGCCGATGGTGGCAACAACCTGCACGTGGGAGTTTTGTGTCATTTCCAGCTGTTTGTTCTTCTCGACGAGGTTCTTCAGCTCCTCATCGAGTCTGGTCTCGGTCATGTTCAGCGCATCCAGCGTGTCCCGAAGCTCACTCTCAAGGTCATTTACCTTATCGGACAGAGCGCGGTTTTGCACCCCGAGCTCTTCATTCAAAAGTTGGCTTTCCTGCAGTTGGTCTTGAAGGTTTTTGATATCGCCCGTGAGCTTGTCGATCTCATTCTCCTTTTCGGTGATGATATCAGCCAATGCTTGCTCCAGGTCGTTGAGCTCGCCCTCTTGCTCGGGTTCGGCGGAAGGCTTTGCCTCCGTATTTTCTTTTTTGCGGTACCCGCCGGGAAGTGTGGGGTCTTCCTGGCGCAGTTTTGTCAGTTTGTTGTCGAGGACCTTATAGTCGCAGTCAAAATAAGTCATCATTTCCGTGCGGCTCCTGCCTGCTCTGACAAACTCCTTCAGCTTCTCGACTTTCTCGTTAGTCCATTCGAATTTTGCCATTTCTTCTATCTCACTTTCGTCTTGTATATCTTGATTGGTTTGCGACTCTTCCAATGGTGCCAGGTTAGCTTCCTGGCACCACCATAGCCGGCCGTGGTTTTTGGTGTATCCCTTGATGCGTGTGTCGCGCACGCTAAAGGCATACGGCTCATCCAGACGGACCGTGTACGGGCATCCCGTGTCATCTATCATCACGATGGTGCCCGTCCTTCCGTCCAGCTCGCTGTTGCCAAAATGCACGGCATGGTATACTACACGGTCGCCGATTTTATACTTGTGAGCCACCGTTCTTTCTGCCTTCCTTTGCCAGATAGCTCATATTTACCGACGTCACGCCGGGCATAATGATATTCTTGATTGCCTCTGCGACAAGCTTTTCTTGCTCATCCATTTGGACGTATATGGTTTCCAAAAGAACGAGGATTCCTCCGACAACTAATGGAATGTCACGCCCTTCAATTCGCAAAGCGTTTATAAAGTTGTTGAGTGCTAATACAACGTTCACGGTGGGGTTTAGAACAGTGGCTGGGGTTTGGCGCAAGGTGCTAAAAGTATTGTTTTTTACAATATCGTGAAGTGATTCAAAATCTTTACTAAGCTCAGCCGCCAATTTGTTAAAATCAATCTCTGCAAAGCGGTTGGCTCTGGCTTTTTCTAATTCGGTCATTTACGTTATCTCCTTGATGGTGCTCTGGTCAGAGCATTATTTGTTTCATGGTTTCGCGGAACCAGTCTCTGTCCTCGGTGTTCCCGAAGAACTCCGCCCTCATGAATACCGTGTCATAGATGGAGTTGAACCGTGCCTTGTTTCTCTCCATCTCCGGCAAAGACTGATTGCAGATAAATGTGCGGCATATCGCCGGGCGGACTTCGTAGATTAGGCACTTCCGATTCCGCTCATCTCTAAAAGGGCAAGTCAGGTCGGTGCCCGACGCCGCATTATGTCGTTGCTCTTTGATGGGATGCTTCCTCATGTAGGCTTTGATGGTCTTGACCTCTTTGGAGGAGAGAGGAAGCATCCCGCTGCAGCAACAGCCGCAGTTTGAGCATTTACCGTCGCAGGTGAAGTCCGTAGCAAAGACGGTCTGCTTACGTTCAGCCATTTAGTTCGCCTTCTTGGTAGGGCTCTTTCAGCCATGCTTCGATGCAGCCGACGCAGCCGCCGTCGACGTTGTGCTCACAGTTCTTGCCGGGAGGGCAGAACCAGTTGTATATGCTATCCGCCATGGCTTGCGGCGTCTCCGTATTTACCATACAGACCGCATTTGTGCGATTACACCCGAATTTCTCCATGATGGTTTCTGGGCTCATCTGGGAGAATACATCAAAGCGTGTTTTCGGCTCATCCTCGTCATCTATTTCCTCGGCGATCTCCTCTGCCACAGTTTCCTCGATGGCATCTTCCGGGGTTTCCTCGTCGGGCTCTTCCTGGGCAGGCTCCTCAGCTTCGTTTCGATGGTAGAGCGCGCTGGTACCGTCCATCAGCTCCCTCTCTTCATCCGACATCTCGTATCCGAGCTCGCAGAGGTGCTCATACAAATCCGACAGCTGGGGTGATTTTACATAGTTGCCCCAATAGTCATAGCAATGGTTGTTAGGTGTATCGCAGAAGCCGGCATAAGCCATGGCCAGCGCGGCAAAGTGGGGGGCATCTGTCACAGAGTCTTTGACCGATGCGTAGACTTCGTCCCACTCTGCATCCTCAAGCTCTTCCCACCGCTCCTCGGTGCCACCCATGAGCTTCCAAAACAGCTCACTGTCGAAGTCCCCGCCGTAGCAGACGTTCACACGGGCTGCAAATCGCATAATCTCAGGCACGTGCTTCTTTGCCGTGGTCTCGGTAAATGAGTCGATGAAGTCGTATCGCAGTTTGAATGCCCTCTCCAAAGCTTCTGCAAGGGCAGCGCATGTGGCTTCGCGCTTTTGCTCCTCCTCCTGTTTCTTCAGCTGCTCGGGTGTGATGGAGTTTTCGTCATCCTTGCGAGATACGATGTATGCGTATCCCCAGCGGTCGATGTAGAAGTAAAGCGTGCGACCGTCAGTAATGTACTTTTCGATCTGCTCACGGCTGGGCGTATCGCCGTAAAGACCGGCGACATAGTCGTATTTGTCTCTCTTGTTGCCCGTGTTCTCGGACACCTCAATTAGTCCGGCTTCCTTGCAGATTTTCTGCCATGCTTCCCTCTTTTTCTTTTTCTTAATCTCCTGCTCGGCAACATAGCACTTGTTGTTGAAGTTAAACGTGCCGATTTCCTTTAATGCCTCATCGCGGAGCTTGGGGTCGTCGATTTTGTCGAGGCGCTCAAAGTCCGTCATGTTGATCTGACGCCCGGACACTTCCTTGAGAGTGTCTTGGTTCAGGTCGCACAGCTTCAGACGTCGGCGTACCGTTGTGGCCGAGAAGCCTGTCTTTTCGGCGATACGCTCTGCGCTCATGCCGAAGTTGATGGACAGCTGCTTGAAGCCCTGCGCCTGCTCGTAGACCGTCAAGTCTCGACGCTGCAGGTTCTCGGTCATCATGGTCGCGATCTGGGTGGGATAGTCCATATCGACTATCACGCACGGCAGCTCTTTCAGTCCCGCCAGGTCGGAGGCGGCAAGGCGGCGGTGTCCGATGACTACGGTGTACTTGTTGGTGAAGGCGTGGGTGATGGCGTGTTGGCGGTAAGCTTCCGAATACCTTATGGCTCCGTCATCACGTCCGTCCAGCATACGGTCGTATGTGTTGGAGTCTTTGATGCACGGTACTACGGTGAGGTTCTGCATCACGCCGTTGGCTATGATGCTGTCGGTCAGCTCGGACAGGTCGCCCAAGTCTTGACGGGGGTTGTCAGGGTGCGGGAGTAAGTCTCCGATGGGGATGTACACCATGCGCTGGTGGGAGTCTGGCTGCTCGGTCATCGTGCGAAGCGCGTTGACGAGGTCAGCGGGGTTGTTGCTTGTCTTGCTCATTTTGGTTTCCTTTCTTTCTTTGTCAACAGGTTTTTGGGGTTATCCACAGACCAATCCACAGGGCGTTCTGGGAGGGGTCGTAGGTTTGGTTATTTGGGGGTATTTTTTGAGTTTTTAGAATGGGGTTAATTAGGGGAATTTTCGGTGTCTTTTGATAACGGAGGGTCGTATTTGACGGTCATTGGTATGCCGCCGAACACAGGACCGTTATCTTTCAAATTGGAGAGGATTAAATCTTTGAGCATTGCTCTTTCGAGGGGAGAGGCTATTTGATAAGCTTCTTTGATGACCGTCAGCACTTCAAGAGCAATTGCTTTAACGTTGCCCTTGATTTTATATTTTGCTTTGTCTGTCTTCTTAATCCATTTGCATTTAATCACTTGTCTTACCTATACCTTTCTTTTGATGGGGCATTATTCAATAATGAGCAATCTTCCGGAGTTGATAACGTCAATATACACTGACTCCGCGACCCATTCATCACGAATCCCGTGATTAAATATATCGGGGGCATTCAGTTCAAGATTATCAGCGGGGTTGTGCCATTCCAGAGGAGAGCCTTCTGCAAATACTTTGTTCCATTGCCCGTCTCTCCACGGTTCGGGAGCCTTTTGGGAATTGTACCAGTCGACCAGTTTTTGATAGTCGGTGCTGGCGGCGACTAATTCGCCAGCCTCTGCGTTTGCCGTCATAGGGTTCAGAATGAGCTTGTAAACTCTTACCTGGGTAATCGTTCTTGTTTCCATAGTATTTCCTTTCTTTGAGGGGAGGCGGCACAATGGCCGCCCTCTATTAATAGTCTTCGGGGAGCAGGATGGTGGTTGCGGAGCGGTCGTGCTCGGTGATGATCCAGAAGCGGGTGTCTCCGATAGTGTAGGCGGACAGAATCATGTCCCCTCCGTTCTTCACGGATTCGTCGTTTGCTTCCTTGCTGTCATCCGAGATTTCGCCCCAATCGCCCTTTGCGTGTCTTCCCATGAGCGCGATGAACATCTCAGCGAGTCCGTTTGCATCGAGTGCGTCGAGTGCCGCCTTTGCGTTTGGGGTGATGACGAGCGTTCCGAGCGGGAATTTTGTGTTTGTCATGTCTGCTTCCTCCTGATTTTGCCGCCACGATGCCGAAAATTTGCCGCGTGGCGCGTTTTATTCGGCTCGGCGTTCAACTCTGCCAAGCTTGGCTTTTTGTGCGCTTGTGGGCGATTTTTGCCTCTCTGCGCGCTTCTCTGCGGTTGCGGCGCTCCCAATACTTGTCCCAGGAGCCGTCCTCATTGGTGCGGCGGCTCTCGTCGAGCACCACCGCAAAGCCGGTAAAGAAGTCTGCGATTGCTTGGATAATCTTTTTCATGGTGGTTCCTCCTTTCTATTGTTCTGTGTTCTGTGATATAGAACGCTCTGGTGGTGTTACTTTACAGGGTAAAATGCACCAATCGGCGCTATAAACAAGAATGCTTTACGATTGTTAAATATAATTTTGTGCTCTACTTCTTGGCTTTCGATTTTCTTCTTGTATAGAATCATATCGACCGAGGTTGCTTTCCAACCGTCAAGGGTTCCGCTATAAATGACCCTATCGGGTTCAATAATATTGATTTCTTGCAAATCGTATTTTGATTGCAAGCCTTTCAAAACGTCTTTCACCTTCATACGCTTATACCTTCGCCCGTACTTTCAGTACGTCGCCCTCAAGGGATATTCCGGTCACCCTTCTATAATTGAGCCCGGAATAGTCGAGGAGCTGGTCGGCGGTGCCCGAAAAGCACTCGCGCTGGGTTTTGCTGTCAAGCACGCGGACCTTTTGGTCAGCGTGCTCGATTGTCATTGCGAGGTCGTACAGTTTCATGTTACTTTCCTTTCTTTATGTGCGCGGTTCATCCGAGGCATTCAAGCGTCTCGGCATCGAAGACCAGGTCGAGCTTTTCTTGTTCGCGGTCGTACTGGTCGAAGTCCTCAAAAGGTATCAGTTCGCTGTGCTCTGCACAGAGGGCTTGATAATTGTCGAACGTCTTCTTTCGCTCCTCAAGCGTGAGCTTTCTGTAAACTTTCATGTCAGTTTTTTACTACCTCATAATAGCATCCTCTGCCGTTAAATATGGGCGGAAGCGCATAGTCTTGAGGGTTTAAGACTCCAATTTGGAGATAATCATTGTCGGGATTATAATCAACAACAATTCCCATCGTGTCCTCTTGCGTTTCGTAGGGGGCTAACCACTCTTTTTTTGCTTGTACTATGTCACCCGCTTTAAACATGCTTTTGTTTCCTCTTTCTGTTATTTTTCTGTCTTGTTTCTGTGCGTTTGCTGTGAGTATATTATACCACTTTTCTGGTAAATTTCAAGCGGTTTTCTGAAAGTTTTCTGTTTTCTACGTTTTGTACAAAAACGGCGCGCTCATTTGTGCAAATTATCAAGAATTTGTTGAAACTCTTCCGGGCGGACGTCGTGCAGCTCCCTCAAAACGCGGGCGTATGCCTGCCTCCGACCGTACTTTTCGGCGAATAGCTCCCTCTGTGGGGCTCCATACTCGGTGTCTTTCGATTCCTCAAGCGCACGGTAGGCGTCCAGCGCCGCCTCTTTGTACATTTCAATAAGCCTCTCTTTGTGGTTCATGGTTATAACCTCCTTTGTATTGATATCATGATATCAAAAAAAGACCGGCGCTGATGTCCGGTCTTCGTGTCATTACAAAAGTCATTACATTTTTCTGTAGTAAAACGTTTCATTTATTTGAGGTATTTTTTTGAGCAGTACCCCGTCGCTCCGGTCTTCTGATCCACCACATAGAGCCATGGTGTGGAGCCGTTTTTTGTGTAGTAACCGTAGCAGGTCACCTTGCGCCCTTTCGGCAGAGTCTTGACGACGTTCTTTGTGGTACCCGCTCCTTTGCGCATATTTAACCATACCGCTTTGACGGTGTATGTCCCGGCGTAGGCTTCATTATACGACTTGGCTGGGTCCAGCTTCACGGAGGACGTCTTCTTTGTGGACGTGCTGCTTGCCTTGGTGTAGGTCACATACGGAAGCTTACCATGCTTTGTCCAGACGCGAGTGTGATATCCGTACTTGCTGCCGACGTTCCCGACGGCGGTGATCTGAACGCCGCCATCCCATTTTGGCGTACATTCCACAGCGAGTCCCTCTCCGATATAAATGCCGACGTGCCCCTTGCACCACAGCAGCTCTCCGACCTGCAGCCCGGAGAAATTCGTGCTGACGCCGCTGCATTTGGTTATCATCTGGTCGGCGGAGATGTCAGGCACCCCGTTAGAGGCATATTTTGCCCCTCCAAGGCTCTTACTGCTGTCGCCGCTCCATCCCCATAGGACAGACTTAATAAGTCCCACACAGTCAAAATAAAAGGCTTTCTTCTTGCCAGCGAGAGTCTGTGCTTTAGCTGCATATGTATCATTCTTTGGATATTGGTTGATAGCTTGCTGGATTGTTTGGGCGGTGATGGGTTTTCCGAGCCCTCCCCAGATGTAGCAGGTCTTGTATTCTTTCGCGATCTTGGTTACTTTGTCTGCAAGTTGTTGTCCTGTCATTGTCATGGTGTCTTCACTCCTGTGTTGTATTTGATAGAGATACCCCGACGACAGCACAAGGCTATCGCCGGGGTTCTTTATTCATTTTTTATTTGAGACCTATCGCTGCAATGATGAATCCGATAACAGCCGAGATGATGGCTGTGACGGCAACCTCAAGGACCTTTTCCCAACGTTTTGCGGGTTTTTCGTTCAAGGTTTTGACATCTTTTTTAATCTCCTGCACATCCGCTTGGATGTGTCCTTGCTCCTGCTTCAAGCAGGCTACGGCGGAGACGATGCTATCAAGGTTGTCTTGCCTTTTTTCCACCTCGTCCAGTCTATGGCGATTGCTACCGGAGAGCTTTTCCACCGCTGTAAGGCGATGTTCTATTTCTATATCGTCGTGCATGGTGTTCCCTCCTGTCTTCGGTATTAGAATTCGTATACGGCGCGGAGGACGACGTCTTTTCGTGCGTTGCTCTGATTGTTGAACTCATATCCAACGAGCTTATTGTCATACACATAAAGACGCTTCATGATTCGGCTTTCAGTCGTGACGTCGGCGGCGGTATCGCCGATATAGCGGGGAATATCGAAGTAGTGGGACTGTCCCGACCATGCGGTTCCGTCGGGTTTCCTCTTGTAGATTACCGAGGTAACAAAGTCCTCGTTGGCAACGGTGTTGGTGTCGGGATTGTAGTCGCTCCATACCAGCACCCAGCCGGATCGGCATTCGGACAGTTTCTTGGCCGGTGTTACGGTATGAACCGCGTTCATGTAGAAATTGCCCGTCCAAAGAGCGTCGGGATTGGCGTCATGGAGGCACTTCCAGCCAATCCATGCGTTGTCAGAGTAGTAGTTGCTGTACACGGAGCCCATGGAGCCGAACCCCAACACCCAGATGACCGTACTGTTGGTCTTGTGGAACCAAGCGCCAAGC